AAATACCATCCTGACGCCTAATGAGGCGCGACGCAGTGAAAACCTGCCGCCCGTTACTGGTGGTGATGAGCTTTACCTTCAGCAGCAGAACTACAGTCTTGGCGCGCTGGCCCGCCGCGATGCCTCGGATGATCCATTCGGCAAAAGCAGTGCGCCTGCACCATCGCAACCCGCCAGTGATGAAGGAAAGGCTCTGTCTGACGCTGAACAATCGGCGGCAAAAGCCATGCTCAGAGGATTGCTTACCAAATGAATGAACGCGAATTAACGCTGATAAAGGTGCTCGGTGAGGAGTTCGGGCAGGCTCTCACCGAAATGCGCGAAGGATTCACTAAAAGCCTTGATGAGCAGCGCCAGGTATATGATGAAAAGCTGAACATGCTTTCCCGTCAACTGGAAGAAATCAAAAGCATCCCGGCGCCCGACTTCGGCGCCATGGTGGAAGAGGCTGTGGCCGCTCTGCCAGCGCCTGAGCTTCCTCAACTGCCTGATATCGCCTCCATGGTCAGTGAAGCTGTAGCCAATATCCCGCCTCCGGAGGATGGAAAAAGCCTGACGCCCGACGACGTGCAGCCAATGCTTCAGGAGATGGTGGACAAAGCATTCGCCGCCTTACCAACACCGAAAGACGGTAAGGATTACGATCCGGCGGTACTGAAGCAGGCGGTGGAAGAGGCTGTAAGCGATGCGGTAGCTGCCATCCCGGTACCGCAGGACGGCAAAAGCCTTACACCTGAAGACGTGCAGCCTATGCTGGAGCAACTCGTCGCAGCGTCAATACCGGTTCTTCCGGATGTGAAAACGCTGGTTAGCGAAGCCGTGGCCGCATTGCCGACAGCTGAACCGGGCAGGGATGGCGAAGATGGCCGCGACGCGCTGGCACTGGAAATTCTGCCATTCATTGATGAAGAGAAAAGCTACCCTCGCGGCTCTTATGCAACCCATAACGGCGGCTTGTGGCGTGCTTATGAGAAAACGCACGGCATGCGCGGATGGGAATGTGTGGTTGATGGTGTGGCGGGCGTGGAGATTGAGCGTTCCGAGCAGCGGCGCTTCACCCTGACGGTTAACCGCGCCAGCGGCAGCAGAGAAACCAAATCGTTTGACGTTCCGGTCATGATTTATAAAGGCGTGTTCAAATCCGGTCAGGAATACCTGCCAGGCGACACGGTAACGTGGGGCGGATCCCTCTGGCACTGCGACGAGCAGACGCAGGACAAACCGGGCGAAACGGGAGCTAAAGGCTGGACGCTGGCGACCAAGCGCGGGCGCGACGGGAGGGATAAACGTGATTGAGCTGGTTACTCTCCTGCAGGCAAAAGAGCACCTGCGCATAGATGATGATGCCGGAGATGCTGATCTGACCCTGAAAATTCAGGCCGGCAGCGCCGCTATTCTCGCTTATGTGCAGGGAAGCCGTGACCTTATTGTCAACAGTGATGGCGCGCTGATCGAAGGTGAACCGTTACGACGCACGCAGACGGCGCTGCTCATGCTCTTGGGCTGGCTGGATCGCAATCGGGGTGGTGAAGAGGAAGAAAAGCTTCAGCAAGGTGAGTTGCCGCTCTCCGTCACGATGCTTATCTACGATCTCCGTCGGCCAACGATTTTATAGCGAGGAGGTGCTATGCAGGCAGGGCGCTTACGCGATCGGGTTTCCATCCTTAAGTTCACGGCTGTCCGGGACCCATCAGGTCAGCTCGTTGAAAAATGGGAAGAAGGTAAAACCGTCTGGGCTGAAGTTAAGGGGATCAGTGGCAGGGAACTGGTTTCTTCTGGCGCGGAGACAGCTACGGCAACTGTTCGCGTCTGGGTGCGATTCAGGCGGGATATTACCGCTGCCTCCCGCCTAAGGGTGTTAAGCGGCGCGTTTAAAGGGGTTGTCCTGAGCGTGGTGGGGCCGCCAATCCCCGACGCCAGTTGCATTCAGCTTGAAATTCTCTGTAAGCAGGGAGGTGAAAAGTGATCGACATAAACCTCGACTTCTCCGGGCTCGATGAAATAGCTCGAGACCTTGAGACTCTCAGCCGCGCAGAGAATAACAAAGTCTTGCGCGATGCCACCCGTGCTGGTGCGGAAGTGCTGAGAGAGGAAGTTATCCAGCGGGCGCCAGAACGTACAGGAAAGATGAAGAAAAACGTGGTTATCCTGACCCAGAAGGCGCGCCGCCGTGGAGAAATTTCTTCAGGCGTCCATATCCGTGGCGTTAATCCCCGCACCGGCAACAGCGATAACACGATGAAGGCGAATAACCCACGCAATGCTTTCTACTGGCGATTCGTTGAAATGGGTACCGTTAATATGCCACCACACCCTTTCGTTCGTCCCGCGTTCGATGTTCGCCAGGAGCAGGCGACGGAGGTGGCGATCAGGCGCATGAATCAGGCCATTGACGAGGCGTTAAGCAAATGACGGAAGACAATCTCTACCCTCTGCTGGCGCATCTTGCCGGAGGGCAGGTTTATCCCTACGTTGTGCCGCTCGGCAGTGACGGGAAGCCTTCAGTCTCGCCGCCTTGGGTAATTTACTCGATTATTACCGACGTGGCTGCTGAGGTTCTCTGCGGACAGGCGGAGTCTGCCGTTTCTGTGCAGGTCGATGTCTACTCCAGCACTATTACTGAAGCGCGCAATATCAGGGATATGGCCCTCGATGCTTTGCAGGCATTGAAGCCAGAAAACATTGTCAAAACACCAAGCTATGAGCCTGACATGCGCTATCACCGGGCGACGCTCGAATTTCAGGTAACCGTTTAAATTACCCACCATAACAGACCGCTGCGGCGGTCTTTTTTATCTGGAGAAATCATGACCAGTAAGTACGAAGTCACAAAGGGGATGACCTTTTCAGTCTCCGCCGCGCCTGTTACAGCAGATGAATTTAATTCCTCTACTTTCCCCGGAGCTGGCGTTTCCTGGCTGGAGGCAGCCTGTGCCACGAAAGAGATTTCTTTCACCGGAGGTCAAAAAGGGGACATCGACGTCACTACGTTGTGCTCGACCGAGCAGGAGCAGACTAACGGCCTTGCCGCGCCTGCTGAAATGAGCATCACCCGTAACTGGGTTGGTGACGAAGCTGCGCAGGAAGCCCTGCAGACCGCCTATGAAAATGACGAACTGCGCGCCCTTCGGGTTGTGTTTCCTTCCGGCAATGGATACTACGCGCTGGTTGAGGTTCGACAGAGTTCCTGGTCTGCGTCCACGTCCTCGGTGGTCGGCGCCACTTACTCCCTGCGCGTTCGTGGCAAAACTAAACGCATTTATGCGGCTGGTTCCTGAGCGGCTTCGGCCGCTTTTTAATTACCGAGATCATAGGACAAGATCAAATGGCAAATAACGTTTCAAAGAATTCACTACGCGCGCTGGCGCTGGCACCGATGGCAGGCTTTCGTACCAAAATCGTTACCGTCCCGGAATGGGAAAACGCCACGGTAAAACTGCGTGAACCCTCCGCTCAGGCGTGGCTGGAATGGCAGCAGGTGCTGAACCCGAAGCAGGGAGAGGGCGAACCTGAAGAGCTGACGGCAGCAGAACGCGCACTGCGTAACAAGAGCGCTGATGTGGTGCTGTTTATCGATGTGCTTCTTGAAGAAGACGGCTCACAGGTCTTTAACGAAGAAGATAAAACGCAGATTGAACAGTTCTACGGTCCGGTGCATGCCCGTCTTCTTAAACAGGCACTGGAACTGACCACTACGGCGGCCGATGTGGAAAAGCCGTAAGCCAGCCCGGTACTTACTTTCTGATGACGCTGGCGCTCCGTCTGGGTCGTACGCTTCATGAGCTGAAGCAGACTCTGACGGCCAGTGAACTGCGTATGTGGATTGAGTTTGACCGACTGAACCCCATCAGCGACCGGCGCGGCGATATTCAGGCCGCGCAGATTTCCGCAGCGGTACTTAACTCGCAGGGCGCAAGGCTGAGTCTGGACGATCTGCTTCTTCAGTGGAGCGCGACGGAACCGAACGAAGAAAGCGCCGAGCTGGAAGGTTTCTTTGCCGCGCTGGCTGGTTAGCCCACTCAGGTGGGCTTTTTGTTTTTGAAAACGTCATGCTTGGCTTGGCTATGTAGGTTTTTAAGTGCTTGATACATCTGTGTATATGATGACATTTGTTCCATGAGATAAAATGTGACATTTGTCATTTCTTCCTCCCATTTAGAAAATTCTTCGGGAGTTTTAGGCCTGCGCTGGGAAAGGTCGCCATAGGTTCTCATTAGCTTTGAGTTATCAACGGCAGTTGGTATGGGAGACTTTAGTGCCTCATCAATCATGAAAATGATTTCAGTATTCATCGACCTGCCGTTTTCTTTGGCTCTAGCAGCTATTGCCTCCCTCATTCCTGCCGGAAGCCTAACGTTAAATCTGTCCATTTCTTGGCTTGGGAACTTACTCATAAATCCTCAAAATTGTAATTTTGACGATTAACAATAGCACCTACTTGACACCATGTTAAATGGTGCTAAATTGGTACTAGCACCAAGTTGGTGCCATTGTAAGGAGATAGGAAATGCAAGATGTGATTTATACCGGTCGTAAAAATGTGGTTTTCAATTTGAGACTTCCGGAGCGCATGGACGAGGAAATTCGCAAGCTGGCAGAAATGGACGGCATCTCTATTAACTCAGCGATTGTTCAGCGGCTGGCAAAGAGCCTGAGAGAGGAAAGGGCTAATGGTCAGTAAAAACAGCGAAGCCCCAACTGCGCTAACAGTCAGGGCCTCTAATTTGTCAGTTAACCTTTGCGAGAAAACCAACATGAACATTGTAGCCAAATCAGAACTTAACTTCCATGGTGTTAACCTGACTCCTGTTTCTGAAATGCAGGGAATTTGGCTTACCTCCGGGGATATTGCTAAGGCGCTCCACTACAGCAGCACAAAGTCAGTTACGAACCTTTTTAACCAGTATGCTGATGAGTTCTCACCGGCAATGACAATGGTCATTGAATCGATGACCAATGGTATTAACGGCTCATCTCGTCGCATGAAGACCCGCGTCTTCTCACTGCGTGGCGCTCATTTGTTAGCTATGTTCGCCCGCACTCCAGTAGCTAAAGAATTTCGCAAGTGGGTGTTGGATATTCTGGATCGCGAAGTGGAGCAATCTCCTATCGCCAAACATTTTACGGACGAAGAGTTATGCGAGCTGGCATGGATGTGGCATGTGGCCGAGCGTATGCGAGTTTTCGCCAGGGACATTCATCCGGCGCTGAGAGGCCTTAAATCTGAGTATGCGGGCAAGGCGTACGATTACGGCAATGAGTTCAACTATGTATTTGTAAGGGCGAGGGACATTCTACGAGAGCACACTGCCCACATTGATAAGAACGCTCATAATGGTGCCCGAGAAGAAAATTTGAAACTTCCACTAACGTGGCTGAGGGTGCCGGTGGACTTCCACTGATCACCAAAAAGAAAAACCGCCAGTGGCTGCTGGCGGTCTACTGATGTCTAACAACGTATAGGAACGTCTATGACTGCATTAAAGATAGCAGACCAAAGATCGCATGTCACTATGTCCAGCCGTGAGATTGCGAAGCTCACCGGGAAGGATCATAAGAATGTTATCCGCGATATCTGGGAAATGATTGATGACCTTTATGGGGTTGCAAAAGATGGCTCAGATCTGAGCCATAAGAAAAATCAAACGGTTACGTTGGCTGATGGTGTTGATGTAACGGTTGATTCTCGCGGCTATGTGTCACACTTCAGGCTGGATAAGCCACATGTGGAGTGCCTGCTTACTGGCTATAGTGCAGTTCTTCGTATGACGGTAATCAGACATATCTACCAGTTGGAGGCGCAGATAAACCGCCGCTCTTTACCTGGTAACTACAAAGAAGCATTACTCGCGCTGGTTCAAGCAGAAACAGAAAAGGAGCAGATTGCTTTAGAGCGCGATCAGGCTATTGAAACTAAAGCCTGGATCGGTGAAAAACGTGAAGCTACAGCAATGGCTACAGCATCAGCAGCCGTCCGCGCCAAGAACAAATTGGCTGAACGGATAGGGGAAGGAAAGAACTACGCCGCCATCATCCCGGTAGAGAAGAAACTCGGGCAGAAATTCAAATGGCAGCCGCTCCGCAAATGGTGCAGGGAGAATGACACTGATCCGCATGAAGTCGAAGATCCGCGATTTGGCACGGTGAAGTCGTGGCCCCGCGAGGCATGGCTTGCTGTATATGGCGTAGACCTACAGAAACTGTTCTGACTACCTACACAAGAAATGTAGGTGCTTATCTCAAACCCGCTTAATTGCGGGTTTTGTCGTCGCTTCGATCCCTGATACTCTTTCAGCATTTTAAACAAGGAGAAAGGGATATGAAAAAAATAGTCTTGATCACTGTTGCAACCTTATCTTTATTAGGATGCAAGCAACAGCGCACGTTACAGGATACGTTCGACCAGGAAAATGGTTGGGTTAAAATCTACAGCACAACTGACATAAATTTAGCTCAATCAAAAGCTGATGCTTATTGTGGTAACCATGCATTTTATTTAAAGCCAGAGCATGATTCTAATATTGGTATTGTTAACGAAAACCCAAATGACAATTTTCTCTTTAATTACATCCCTTACCAATGCAATGCGCACTATGCTGCAATAGCAGGGAATTCCGAAGCGAAAGCCATTGATGAAAAAGAGAAGTCTGATGCGTTAAAGTCTCTAGAAAAAGCAAAACGGCATCAATATGAAACACATAAATCTTTCGCCAAAAAACATGGGGGAGATTCATATAGCGTTGTTAATCCAGATGGAAGTATTGAAGCTTATAGCTTTGATGGTAATGGTAACGAATGTGTTGGATTCTCAAATCAAAATGGATCAGACGTGCACTGTAAATAAGGGTTCTGCTTACTTACTGAAAATACTGTTTATTCAAAAAGGCTACATTCGTAGCCTTTTTTGTTTGGAGGGCTAAATGGCAACTCTACGCGAATTAATAATCAAAATATCCGCTAACTCCCAATCCTTCCAGTCTGAAATCGCCCGAGCTTCACGCATGGGTTCAGATTATTACAGGACCATGGAGCAGGGTGGTCGTCGGGCTGCGGCATCTACCCGAGAAACTCAGCGCGCACTGGCTGAATTGAACTCTCAACTTGCATCTGTACGCGCTTCTGCTGCGGGTATGGTTGGTGCTTTTGCAGGAGCATTTGCTACCGGACAGCTTATTCATTATGCCGATACCTGGAACCAGCTGAATGGTCGTCTGCGCCTCGCTTCCTCCTCGGCACAGGACTTTACCATGGCGCAACAGTCGCTGATGTCTATCAGTCAGCGGACCGGAACCTCGTTTGAGGCAAACGCCAACCTCTACAGCAGAATCGCACAGTCTCTGCGTGACGCTGGCTATGCATCTGCGGACGTGGCAAACGTCACCGAAACCGTGGCGACCTCCCTCAAGTTGTCCGGCGCCAGCACAGAAGAAGCAAGTTCGGTAATTACACAATTAAGCCAGGCGCTTGGCTCCGGTGTCCTGCGAGGTGAGGAATTTAACGCCATTATGGAAAGTGGCGGGCGCCTCGCAAAATTCCTTGCTGATGGGCTTAATACATCTGTCGGCGGCCTGCGTAATATGGCTAACAATGGCGAACTAACCACTGAAAAGATCGTCCCATTGCTAACCAATGTTTCTCAGCTTCGTAAAGAGTTCGAATCGCTTCCCGCCACAGTAAGTGGATCTGCTCAGAAAGTGCAGAATGCTTTTATGGCTTGGGTTGGCGGGGCCAGCGAAGCTACCGGTGCTTCCTCAGCTTTAGCTGGTGCTTTAGATGGCCTGGCTAACAATATTGATAATGTTGCCGCTGCCGGAGCGGTTTTGGCTGGAGTTGGCGTAGCGAAATACTTCGGTGGTATTGCTACTGGTGTTTCTGACTCGATTGGCAAGCTTGTATCTGCCAAAAAGGAAACAATCGCACTGGCTGATGCGCAGCTTTATTCCGCAACTCAATCTCAAAGAAAGGCGGTTGCGGCAGCGGAAGCTGCAAGGTCAGATTATGCATTGGCTGTGGCAGAAGCAAACGTAGCTAAAAATACCAACGCATCGGTAATTGCCTCACAAAATCTGATCAAAAAACGCAGTGAGATGATGGCGGCCAATGCCTCTCTTGTCCTGTCTAACAGGGCAGTAATAACCGCTCAGGAAAATCTCAACAAAGCCACATCGCTTACCAGTTTTGCTAAATCAGGCTTAAGCGGCGCGCTATCTGTTATAGGTGGTTGGCCTGGCGCATTGATGGCTGTCGGCGCAGCATGGCTGTATGTTTATGAGAAGAGCGAACAGGCCCGTAAAGCTGCCTTGGACTACGGCGAAGAAATTTCTAAAGCAAAACCAGTGAGTGGTGTCGCCATTCCGCAGGGTAACTTAACAAATGAAATCGATAAGTCATCGGTTTCTATGAGAGCCCAGGCCGAAGAATTATCACTTCTAAATAACCGAATCGCTGAATTAAACCAGCAACAATATAATGCTCGTCAGGCCATGAAGAATAGTGAGGAGGGTAGCTGGTCATATAATAACGCTCAGGAAGCATTGGTTAATGTTAACCAAGAATTAACTGATGCTGAGAGGCGAAGAAATGAAATATTAAGTCAACTTATCGCAACAACAGATCGACATAACATGCTGTTGCGTCAGAATGCCGCCGCGCAAACAGCTTATTATAATAATCTAATATTAATGAACGGGCAGGGTACATTATTTCGTCAAACGCTTGACGGTATTAATGAAGCACTTGCCCGCAACACGACTTTAACTGCGTCCCCGCTTCGACTACCGCAAGCGCCAGTATCGGATAAGGATCAGGAAACGTTACTGCGCAAACAGCAGCAGGCCGAACTGGAAGGCTTAACGGGCTTGGCCAGAGTGCGTCGGCAGGCAGAGATTGAGCTGCAAAATATGGGCCGCACAGGTCCTCAAAACGCAACTTACGCAGCAGATTATCTAAAGGCTGCTGAGCAGGGTTATGCAAATAGCCAGAAGGTTGCTGCCGCTCAAAAAGCACAGGCTGACGCAACACGTGATGCGGACAAGGCCGCTCGCGAGGCCGCTCAAACTACCGAACAATACAGCCGGAAAATGGCTGACCTCAGCATTGCCACTGAGGTGCAAAAGGTTCGGGCCAACCAGGGTGAAAAAGCTGCTGAGTTGTTTGCCGCCTCCCATGAAGCCGGAACTAAATGGAGCGAAGAGCAGCGCAAATCCATTGAAGCTGGTGCCGTGGCGCTGGCGCAGTGGACGCAGAAAGCCGATGAGGCTGTCCGCAAGCAGCATGAAATGGCCGATGCGCTGAAAGATCTGAAGGATGCGGGGCGCCGCTACCAGGACGAAGCTGACTTAACCTCCGCCACGTCTGGGATGGGGAACCGTCAGCGTGAGCAGTACCGCGAGCGGCAGGAAGTTGAGCGCGTGTTTGATAAAACCGATAAGGGGGCTGAGGCTATTGCTGCGCGCCAGGCTGCACTGGATGCGCTTGATAAAAAATATCAGCAGGCGAAGGCCAGCGAACTGGACTGGCGCGCTGGCGTAAGCGCGGGGCTTGCTGACTGGATGGATAACGTCAGCAACATTGCCGGCACGGTATCGCAAGGTATCACTTCCACGATGGACAGTGCGCTTGATAACGTCTCCGCAATGCTGGTGGGTAACAAGGCCAGCTGGAAGGACTGGGGGTTATCCGTTCTGCAGACTATCTCAAAGGTTGCGCTGCAGATGGCCGTGGTTAACGCGATGGGAGGCGGTTCGTCTGGCAGTGGACTTCTTGGCTCCCTTCTCGGAGGAATTGTGGGAGGCGTCGCCGGAAGCGCATCCGGCGACGCGAATGCAGGCACCGCCATCCAGAACTACGGCGCGTCTTTTCAGTTTGCCGCGAAGGGTGGGGTTTATTCGTCAGCCGATCTGAGCAGATTCAGCGGCAGTGTCGTTGATACCCCCACCTTTTTTGCGTTTGCGAAAGGGGCGGGCGTGATGGGCGAGGCCGGGCCGGAAGCCATTATGCCGCTTACCCGCGACGCTTCAGGCAGGCTTGGTGTTAAAGCGCTGGGCAGTGGCACGAAGGGCGGCGCGGGTGTCAGCGTCAGCATCGGAACCATTAATTTCACAGGCGGCACAGGTGGTGCGCAGGGTAATGCTAATGCCGCCGGCGCGGTGGCTAACCAGATCACCGGCGCCATCATCGATACCATCAATACGCAGCTGCGCAAGCCCGGCACTCCGTTGTGGAACGCCACGCAGGGCAAGCGCTGACCCTCCTTACTTACCCGCCACGGCGGGTTTTTTTATGGGTGAAACATGGCAACCGAAACTTTTACCTGGTGCCCGCGCATTAATGCCGGCGGCGAGGTCACTCACCGCGTCCGCCGCGCGCAGTTCGGCGACGGGTATGCCCAGGCGTCGGGCGACGGCATCAACGCCCGCGGTCAGAAATGGGATCTGGAATTCGTCGGGGATGAAAGCTACATCACCGCGATTATGGACTTCCTCGACAGACATGGCGGCAGCCGTTCATTCATCTGGCAGGCACCGCTGAAAGGTGCGGGGCTTTACCGCTGTGACGTTTATCGCCCGTCGGCGCTGGGCGCCGGTAAATATTCGCTTTCAGCGACCTTCACACAGGCATTCGCTCCGTAGGTACTTATGGCAATCAGTAATGACGTTCAGAAGCTTGAGCCCGGCGACAGTGTTCGCCTGGTGACCGTCGACGGCTCGGCGTTCGGCGCGGGCGTGCTGCGCTTTCACGCCTGCACCATTCCTCATACGCCGGAAGAAATCGCGGCGAGCGGCGGCGACACCTCAAAGCTTGCCGCTAAATCCATCTGGTTTGATGGCGAGGAGTACGGCGCCTGGCCATTTGAAATTACCGGGCTGGCGTCGTCGAGTGACGGACAGAGCGCGGAGCCGGTGCTGCGCGTCGCTAACCTTGATGGCGTGGTGACCGCGCTCTGCCTGCGCTTTGATGACATGGTACAGGCGAAGGTTACTGTTCTGGATACGTTCGGCCAGTATCTCGATGCGCGCA